ACGAGCAACATGGTCATATGGCAGAGTGGCTTAATGCTGAGCATACATAGAGTGGATGGGTGGTTTGTATGGAACCGACATTGTACCCATTTGCCCACAGGTTCGACTCCTGTTGTGACTACAAATGCCCCCATAGCTCAGTTGGATAGAGCAACAGATTTCTAATCTGTGGGCCTCAGGTTCGAATCCTGATGGGGGTACTAATCAAATTTAATTAACTATGTTTACTTTATTAGCTACAGTAGTGGGCTGCTTGATAGCACATGCCCTTTATGATCTTTACAAACAAACTAAAAACAATTCTAATTATTAACTATGGAAGAACTAACTCTAGAACAAGAGATAGAAGTTATTGCCCTACGTGTAGAACGTAGAAGACTTCTAGCAGAAGAGCCAACAGATGACCCAGGAATGAAATCAAATCTAAAGAGACGTCTTTGTGTCAGTGGAAGGCTTTTCGAATTAACACGTAATCCAATCTATATTCACTTTTAAATTTTAATCAAATGTTAGTAGCAAGTATTTTATCAGTAGGTGCACTAGTTGCATTTTTCTTTTATCACAGGTACATAATCACAAAGCTTGAGTATTCGTTGCTGAATATCGAAGCTGAACTTGATTATATGGAAGATGTAATGCAAACTGTGAGACTCCACATTGCTGAGATAGAGGTTAACCAGATTCGTAGAAGCAAGACGGTTCCTGCTAAGATGTCTGGTAAAAAGCGTGGCCGTCCTGTTAATCCTAACAGTGTTCGTCAGAAGAAACTGAAGGGAGGTAAGTAATGGAGAATGACGATGAGGTATCAGAAGCTCTGCTAAAAATAGTAGAGCTGAAGACTGGTATTCCCAGAGCAGAAATCTTTGAGAGTAATCGTAAGAGAAAGTTTGTAATGGCTCGTTGTCTTTACGTCAATCTAATGCACATCTTCACAGACTTGTCTGAGACAGAGATAAGCAAGAAGATTGAAAAGGACAGAGCTACTGTGTATCACATGTATAAGGTTCATGATGACCTTATATCTGTTGATAAGAACTACATTAAAATGTTTGAGGAATGCTCAGACAAGTATGTAGCTATGGTGTGTACTGCTAAGTACATGCTTATAGATCCTGCTATCCTCATGGAGAGGGTAAGAAGAGCTGAGCTAGAGATTAAAGAGCTCAAAGATTTATTAACTATGAGATTATCTATTCAATCTAATGACGAACTTGTTACAGGTTAAAGACACAGAACAACGTACAGCTTTAAGGTCATGGGCCAAAGCAGGGTACAGAGGTTCTGTTATTGCAGGTACAGGCTTCGGTAAGAGTAGAGTTGGAATCATGGCAGTCGGAGAGCTTCTTCGAAGGAATGAGGGTAAGGGACTAGTATTAGTCCCAACCAATCAGCTTCAAGATCAGTTCAAAGATGAGTTTGGGAAGTGGGGTTATGACGATGTACTTGATAGGGTAGATATTCTATGCTATCAGTCAGCATGTAAATTATCTGGGGAGACTTATACAGTAACCGTAGCAGATGAGGTACATCTTGGGCTCAGTCCTATCTATCGTACAATCTTCACTGACAACACTCATAAGATGCTGCTATGCATGACTGCTACTCTGCCAGAGGAACCTGATTATCGTACTCTCTTAGTTAACCTTGCTCCCCCAGTCTATACAATAACTCTTGACGAGTGTGTGGCCAAAGGATTGGTTGCCCCTTACAAGATTAATTGTATAGCTGTGGAGCTAACTGACGAAGAGAGGAAGGACTACAAGACAGCTAATAACATGTTTGTACACTATAAGTACAAGCTTGGACAGTTTGATTCCTTTAACAGGGCTAATCAAATCTTAGCTAATCCTTCGACTTCTAGTCCTGAGGATAAGAAGAATGCTGCTATGTTCTACAAGGCTATCAGAGATCGTAAAGAGATAGTCCAAAAGGCTCATAACAAAATTCTTTATACTGCTCAGATAGCTAAAGCTTTTCCTGATAAGAAGATACTAACCTTCGGGGGTAGTAATGAGTTTACTGATTCTATGCACGAGGCAATTGCAAATGAAGGCATCCCTGCAGCTAGATATCATTCTAAACTCAAGAAGAAGGAAAAGGATGCAGCTCTCAAGGACTTTAAAGACAGTACTGTAAAGGTGCTGTGCTCTACAAAGGCCTTGAATCAAGGGTTTGATGTGCATGATGCTAACCTTGGTATTATCTGTGGCCTTGACTCAAAGGCACTGCAGATGATTCAAAGGGTCGGTCGTCTCCTTAGATTGTCTGATAAAGACAAGGTTGGGGAGGTCGTAGTTCTCTATGTGAAGGACAGTCAAGAGGAAAAATGGCTGGAAAATGCTATTAAAAATTTATCCAATATCAATTGGATTGATGGAATTTCTTCTTATATTTGAAAACGATTCAGTATAGACAGTATAACAGAAATCTTTATGATCATAGAACTTGATACTGAAAGGCTTACTAATCTTGGGGTTTCCCCGAATGAGTATGTTTACTTGCTACTGCTGAGTCGTAAAGAAATTGATCCTAGTTTTAAGTTAAATGTTGATTTAGAGTTATTGCAAACCAATGGGTGGATCAAAATCGGGGAGGATGACGATGTTACATTAAGGGATAAGTTTGATAGTTCTACTATCTCAGACTTCGATCAGATGTGGCATGGTCTCCTCTCCCGATTCCCCCTAAAGGTTATCAATCAAGGACAAGTTAGAATGCTAAGAGCTAAAGATCCTGACTCTAAAGCTAATTCCAAAGCCAAGGCTAAGTACAAGAAGATTGTGGGAACTGATAAGGAGAAACACGATAGAATTATCGAATGCCTTAACAGGGAACTAGACTTTCGTAGGAAAGGTAATGGCCTAGGCTATATGCAGATGCTTGACACATGGATTAATAATCACAGTTGGGAAAAGTACACAGACACAAATGACACAACAGAGCCTGAATCAAACACAGGACGAATCACAAGATCACTCTAACAATTTAGACGAGACTTTAAAAGAGTTTCGTCACATCTCAAAATCAGTAGACAAATCAATCGAAGAGATCAAGCTTGCTAAGCTTGGTAATAGGATTGTCTTCCCTACTGGATGGGATAGGTTGAATAAGAATCTTCTTGGTGGTTTGCAACCTGGGAAAATGTATGTAATTGCTGGGAGACCAGGTGTAGGGAAATCAGCTTTCTCTAACCAACTGGTCTTCGATCTTCTAGACAAGAACAAGGACAAGAAAATGATTCTCCTTTATTGGAGTTTCGAGATGCCAGACTATCAGCAGATTATGAGGGCAGCAGCTAACGATGTTAAGTTGCAGTTCTCAGAGCTGTATAGTATCGAGTCCCCAATCTCTGACGAGAAGGTCAACGACTATGAGAAGGCAGTAGATAAGTATCGTAAGTATCCGATATTCTTCTGCTCTATTCCTCAGAATATGGTTAAGATTAAAGAGGTGAACAACAGGGTGAATTTAAAATTCCCAAACCACACAATAATCAACCTCTTCGACCACTCTAGACTTATTCTAGGGACTGAGGATACAGAACTACAGAAGCTTAATCAGATATCTAAAACTTGTATGTGGCTGCAGGCTAGACTTGGGGTAATCAATATCCTCCTTTCTCAGCTAAACAGGAACATCGAGCAAGAGTATCGTGCTAAGCAGCAGTATCAGCCACAGCTAACTGACCTGTTCGGGGGTGACTCGATAGGCCAGGATGCTCACGTGGTTATGATGCTTCAACGTCCATATGATTTATACGGGATAACAGATGCATACTGTGGTGAGAACCCAGTAGGCTTGCTTGCATGTCACGTAGAAAAGAATAGGGATGGCCAGCTAGGCATGATTCCTTACGAATCAGATCTGTCTACCTTTTCGATTAAAGAGAGACCAAAAAAGTAAATCAATTAAAATTTTAAGTTTATGGAAGATAATGTTAGAGAGACATTAAATGAACAACCTATGCAAGAAAAATCTTGGAAGCCTTCTAGAATAGAGGCTCTTAGAAACCATGAAATCAATATTAGATTTCTAGATAGAGGGGTTATGGTTTCTGTAGGATGTAAGCAGATTGCATATGAGAGTGTAGAAACTTTCAAGAGTGCATTTAATGCTTATGTTGACAATCCTTATGATGTGCAAGAAGCATGGAGAAAATACTTTCAAAAAGAATCTTAAATTAGGTAACTATGGAATTAGTATTGCCAACAGAAAGAGTACCAGTTGGAAGGAAGAGCCCACGACATATGATTATGTACGGGCCCCCAAAGATTGGTAAGACTACTGCAATTGCTAAGCTTGATGGGTGTTTAATCATAGACCTGGAACAAGGATCTGACATGGTTGAAGCACTAAAGATCAAGGTAGCAAATCTTGCAGAGTTATCACAGGTAGGTAAAGCCATCATGCAGGCTAAGAAACCCTACAAGTACATAGCCATTGACACTATAACTCAGCTCGAGGTATGGTGTGAGTCAGAGGCTAAAGAATTGTACAGACAAACACCAATGGGTAAGAACTTCGATGCAGATAACAAAGGGTTATCAGTATTGTCTCTTCCTCAGGGTGCAGGCTATCTGTATTTGAGAATGGCTATTAAGAAATGGATGGACAGATTGGAGATGCTCTCTGATCATATCATCTATATCGGCCACCTCAAGGATAAGATGCTTGAGAAGAAAGGTAAGGAGGTGTCTGCTAAAGATCTCGACTTGACTGGTAAGATTAGAAACATTGCTTGCTCTAACTCGGATGCCATAGGCTACGTTTATAGAGATGGAAACAAGACAATGATTTCATTCGATTCTAGTGAAGAGATCACTGCAGG